CGCTGCGCGACCTGCTGGCGCGCATCGTGCGCATCGCCGTGATGCTGCTGTTCGTGCTCATGGCGCTGCAGAACCTCGGCGTGGAACTGCTGCCGCTCATCGCCGGGCTCGGCGTGGCCGGCGCCGGCATCGCCCTGGCGCTGCTGTTTGCTGATGGCGAAGCCGGCGCCGAGATCGTTAGCGCCGCGGCAGATCGGGAGCAGGCGTCTATCGTTTTTGATCTGGCCAGTCGAATGGTTCAGAATAATCCTGTTTTGTCTTCTAGATGCCAGGTATTAAGAAAGGAAATTATTACCCGCCGTGGTTGCCGGTATCGGGCCCTGTCCGCCGACGCCTACACAAAGCATGGCCTGAACTGTTCAGGAATTATTTTTGATGAACTTCACGCGCAACCGAACCGGGAACTTTGGGATGTTTTAACTACTAGCGTTGCATCGCGGGCCCAACCACTTATTTTGGCTATCACTACTTCCGGCTATGACCGTTCTAGTCTTTGCTATGAACTTCACCAATACGCCAAGTCGGTCAAGGATGGATCAATTGTTGACCATTGTTTTTTGCCGATTTTGTACGGTGCCGCTGAAACCGCTGATTGGAAATCCCCAGAAACCTGGAAGGCGGCTAACCCTGGCTTTGGGGTTAGTGTTCGGCCTGAGTATCTCGAACAGGCCGCCGCGGAAGCTGCAATGTCTCCGGCTCGGGAACTGGCATTCCGGCGCCTGCACCTGTGCCAGTGGACAGACACAGTTACCCGGTGGCTAGGCCTTGACCTGTGGGACGGTTGCCAATCACCTAGGCCAGATCTGGCTGGCCGAGTCTGCTACGGCGCCCTCGACCTTTCAAGCTCAATGGACCTTTCAGCATTCGTGCTTGCATTCCCAATGGACGATGGTTCTATCTGGCTTGAGCCATTTTGTTGGGCGCCGCGTGGTGCTTTGAAAACAAGAGAACGCCAGAACCGCCAGCGGTTTGACCAGTGGGCGCATGCGGGTTTTATGGAAGTCACTGATGGTGATGTCATTGAATATGAGGCGGTTTATCAGAAAATTAAGGAACTGGCTGAAAAACACAGAATAATTGATATTGCGATAGACCGCTGGAACTGTGCCCAACTGGCCCAACAGATGTTAACTGACGGCCTTCAGGTGGTGGCATTTGGTCAGGGCTATGCCAGCATGTCGCCCGCCGCCAAAGATTTTGAAAGCCTCATGATTGGAAAAAAGTTGCGTCATTCTGGCAATCCGGTATTGCGCTGGTGTGCAGGGAATTGCAGCATTGAATCAGACGCGGCTGGCAACATTAAACCGTCCAAGGGCAAATCTTCTGAAAAGATTGACCTTCTTGTGGCTTCAATCATGGCTGTTGCCAGGGCGCGAGTTGGTGAGGCGGGCGGCGCAAAAAAATCGGTCCCATCGGTTTACGAACACAGGGGATTATCGTTTTTATGAAACTTGCCGACAGAATCAGGAACCTGTTCGGCCTGACCCCTGCAACAACCAGGGCAAGGAACCTGTTGGATCTAGCTTTAAACGCTTACTTCGGTGGATCGGTATCCACCGCCGGCGTCTCGGTCGATGAATATTCCGCGCTTAATTACAGCCCAGTTTTTCAAGCTGTTAGAATCATATCTGAAACCGTGGCCACCCTGCCCATCCATGTCTACCGCCGCGATCAGGATGGCCGGCGCCGCCAAGACGAACTACTAGTTGCCGATCTTTTGCGGTGGGAACCAAACCCGGAAATGACCGCGGTTCAGTTCCGTGAAGCGTGGCTGGCTCATGCCATTAGTTGGGGCAATGGGTTTGCCGAGATTGAAAGGGATGGACTGGGAAGGGCCATCAGGCTGTGGCTGTTGCCGCCTAACTGTGTCACTGTCACAAGGGATTCAGTTGGAAATGTCATCTACCAGTACCGTCAGCAAACAGGCCCGTTGGTGACAATACCTCAGGCGGACATGCTGCACCTGGCCGGGCCCGGTTTTGATGGTTTGGTGGGATATTCAGTAATTCAAAAGGCCCGCGAAGGAATCGGTTTGGCCTTGGCCGCCGAACAGTTCGGCAGTGCCCTGTTCGGCACAGGGGCCCGCCCTTCTGGAATCCTTGAACACCCCGGCAGATTGTCAGATGATGCCAGGGCCCGACTGCGCGGCGACTGGGAACGCCTGCATTCTGGCATCGACAATGCCCACCGGGTGGCGGTTCTGGAGGAAGGGCTCAAGTGGACACAAACAAGCATCCCACCGGATGACGCCCAGTTCCTCCAGACCCGAACCTTTCAAATCGAGGAAATCGCACGCTGGTTTAACATTCCAGTTTCCAAATTACGCGTTAAAGATGGCGGTTCTTACGCTAGCCTTGAACAGGAAAACAGTGCCTTTTTGTCTGAATGCCTAAGGCCTTGGCTTGTTCGCATCGAACAAGAATTTAGGAAAAAATTGCTTTTGCCTGAATCTTCTGCCCTGTATGCCGAACATACTGTTGAAGGCTTGCTAAGGACCGATCTTCAATCCCGATATGCCGCTTACTCTGTGGGCCGAAACTGGGGCTGGCTATCGGTCAATGAGGTTCGGGCCCTTGAACAGCTTGAGCCCATAGAAGGGGGTGATCAGTATATGACCCCCATGAACATGCAGCCCCTTGGGGTTCAGCCCGGCGCGGTTGCTCCACCAAGCAACCCTTCAACTGTTGAACAGCCAGCAGAAGATTCCCAATACCCTGAAATTAGGGCGGTGCCCCGCCGCTATGGCGGTATTGACTTTTTGCCGCCGCAAGGCGTCAGAAATGCCGCAAGGCAGGGCCTCGAATGGCGCCGCGAATATGGCCGCGGCGGTACTGCCATTGGAGTGGCCAGGGCGCGTGACCTGTCAAACGGCGTTCAGATTAGCCCTGAAACTATTCGGCGCATGGTCAGCTACTTTGCTCGCCATGAGGTTGACAAAGAGGGCACCGGTTGGGAACCCGGCCAAGATGGCTACCCTAGTGCCGGCAGAATCGCTTGGGCCCTTTGGGGTGACGATGAGGGCCGCCGATGGTCTGAAAAGATTGCCGGTCAGATGGACCGCGCCGACGAACTGGAGGGATGACCATGGAACGGCGGGCGCTTGGTCATTTTATTGCCGAATCACCCACCCACCTGGTAGGCTATGCCAGCGTTTTTAATCGTTTGTCAGAGGACCTTGGCGGGTTCAGGGAACAGATCAGCCCTAGTGCATTCCGTCGAACCGTGGAAGATTCTGAGGCGGATGTTCGGGCGCTGGTGAACCATGATTCGACCATGGTTCTGGGGCGCCGTATTAGTGGGACACTCGAACTTTCAACTGATGAACACGGCCTGAAAATTAAAATCCTGATGCCGCAAACAACCTACGCCAGAGACTTGACGGAACTGGTCAGGCGGGGTGATGTAAGCCAAATGTCTTTTGGATTTATTGTTCAGCCGGGTGGTGACAACTGGGACATTCGAGACGGCCAGCGGGTCAGGACTGTGACAGATGTGCAGTTGCTTGAAGTCTCTGTTGTTTCGGTTCCGGCTTATCCAGATACCACTGTTGCGTTGCGTTCGCGTGACAGTTGGGACGGGCGAAGGGCCCGACAATCACGGGAACGCGTGATCCGATTGTTAAACATCTCAAGGAGTTTCCAATGAGTGAACGAACCCAGTTGAACGCTGAACGGGCCCGTTGCGTGGCCGAAATGCGGGCTATCCACACCGCGGCAGAAAACCGCGAATGGACCCCTGAGGAAGAAGCAAAGTTTGCAAGCCTTGAATCACAGGTTCAAGTTGTGGATTCCCGGCTGATGGCCTTGGAAGAATCGGTGGCTTCTCATTCGCATGATGAAACCGGCGCGGTAGTTGTTGCTGCCCCTGCCGAAGATTACGAACCTGAAATGGTGGGCCTTCAGGCAAAGATTGAGGCGGCGGTTGAGGCAAGGCTGAATAAGCTTTCGGCGGTTAGTGTTCGTCGAAGCGGCCCCGCCCCTGTTGGCGCCCCCGCCTATGTCCGCGACTTGAACGACAAGGGCGCCGAACAGGATCGAAGACTTGCTTTTCGTGGCTGGATGTTGGGCCGCGATGCCAGCCGGGCCGAAAGGGCCGCCGCTGACCGTGTAGGCCTTGACCTGAACAATAACAAGATTCAGGTTCGCGCCAACACTACCACCTTGGCGTCTGGTGGTTATACGATTCCCGCGGGGTTTCTGGCCGAACTTGAAAAGAAGATTGTTTTTTTCAATCCATTGCGAACTGTTTCCAGAATCATTCCAACCCTGACCGGAAACAGCCTGCCGTTTCCGACGATTGATGACACCGCCAACAGCGCCGCTGTTGGAGTTGAAGCTACCGCGCCTAGTGCTACCGACATGACATTCGCGCAGGTGGTTTTGGGCGCTTATCGTTATGAGTCCTTGATCGTTGTATCAAACGAACTGCTTCGGGATTCCGGCTTAGACCTGGCAACCGAAGTGGCTTCACTTTTGGGTGAGCGAATTGGGCGCAAGGAAGCTACCGATCACACCACTGGGAACGGCACCACCACCGCCCAGGGTGTTGTGACTGGCGCATCAACCGGTACATCTGGTGCCACTGCCACCACGATTACCCTCCCTAACATTATGGCGCTTCGTAATAGCTTGGATTTTGGTTATCAGCAGAATGCCAGTTTTATGATGCATCAGACGGTTTGGAACAGCATTCTTCAACTGGCTGACGGCCAAAGCAGGCCGCTGTTTTTGGATCTTTTGAACGGCAATGCGCCGCGTCTTTTGGGCTACCCCGTTATTGTTAACAATGCTATGGCTTCGAGCATTGCCACAACGAATGTCACAGTTCTGTTCGGTGATTTCAGCAAGTACTACATCCGCGATGCTGGCGATATCGAAATCGTCCGGCTGAACGAACGGTACGCTGACGCCTACGCCACCGGATTCCTGGCTGTTCGTCGGACTGATGCCAAGGTGGCCCAGTCCGCGGCAATCAAGAAACTGACTCAGCCTTGATGATTAGGCACCTGTTGTGGGGTGAACTGATGAAGGTAAGAATCCTTGTGCAATGTGTCACCACGCTGAATTCCTACAGCGTTGGTGACATCGTGGAAGTGCCGGAACCTGAGGCCACCGCCATGGTGGCCATTGGGATGGCCGAACACTTGGAACCGCCGGCATCAGTCACCCCTGGCGTCGAAACACCTGAGGCCAGAAGGCGCCGCAAAACTGAGGAACGCTGATGAACCTAAAGGTTCTGGTGCAGCCCACTGTTGAGCCAGTTTCCCTGGCAGACATGAAGGAATTTTTACGGGTTACTGCCAGTTCCGAAGATACCACCATAACGGCCTTGATTGCCGCGGCGCGTGAACATGTTGAACGGTTCACGCGCCGAACCCTTACATACACCACCTACCGTCTGACCATGGACGCCTTCCCTGATGGGGATATCGAACTGCCACGGTCTGTGGCTATTTCCGCCGCGGCCAACACCGTCACCGGAATCAATTATGCCACCCCCAGAATCAGGTACTGGGACACCGATGGAAATCAGCAAACCATGGTTGTTAACACGGACTATGAATTGCTTTTAGATGACAACCCGCCGCGGATAGTTACTTTGGCTTTGGAACTGTGGCCACTGACCTATACCGGCCAGCGCGGTGCCGTTGAAGTTGATTTTATTGCCGGCTATGGGTCTACTGCCGCAAGTGTTCCGCCAATGCTACGGCAGGCTGTTAGAATGTTGGTTTCGCATTGGTATGAACACCGGGAAGCTGTTGGCAACTTTGGTCAGGAAGTGCCCCTTGCCGTGGATTCCATCCTTCGTCTGTATCAGGATGGGGGCTACAACTAATGGCCCCGCCAATCATTGGAGCCTTGCGCGACCTAATTGAGCTCCAGTCAAGCACTGACTCAGTGGACACATACGGCCAGCCAACCCGCACATGGTCCACTTACGCGTCTGTTTGGGCCCGTATTGTTGGCCAGTCTGGTGGGGAATCGCAACAGGCCCTTCAGCAGTCCAGCCAGGTAAGCTACAGAATTACCATCCGGCGCCGAACTGATGTTGAGGCCAGCCACAGGGCAATCTGGGGCAGTAAAACCCTGAACTTTTTTGCCGTTTGGGACGATGACGGTGACCGGGCGTACACGGTGATTACCGCCGCTGAGGTGACGCCATGAACAACCAAACTATTCTGGATGTTTCCAACCTGCAATCACTCATTGCAATGTTTGACATTGCGCCAAAGGAACTAGATAAGGCCATCAAACGGTGTGCCACAAAGGCTGGAAGAATCATTAGGAAAACCGCAAGGGCCAAGGCGCCCAACCGCAAGTCACAAATTAAGATAGGCGGCAAAACCTACCGCTATTACGGAATGAGCGGATCACTTAGGAAAAGCATTGATTTTAATGTTCACAAGCCGAAGAACTTAAAGCCAGGAACAGTGGAATGGGCCATGGCTTGGGTGGTTTATGTCGGTGCAGCACGAAAATATAAGCAAAAGGTTTTTGTTCGCTGGTATAGACCGCGAAAGGAAAAACCTGCCCGCCGAAACTTTCTTATGGACGCAAGGCCTGTTTGGTATTCACACCTTGTGGAACAGGGCTTTGTCGCCAAACTTTTTGGCACGGCAAAACGCAAGGTGGTTCCTGCCAGACCGTTTCTCAGGCCCGCCCTTCAATCGGCCAAGGGCGAAATAGAATCCATGACTTTGCAAGAATTAAGGGCCCAGATTAGGAAACTATTGGCCAAGTCTGGTTCAGGCAAAAAGAGGGCGGCCTAATGAGCCTCCTGGGAAAACTCCTTAGGACTCATCTGGTGGCCCAAGCGGGCTACGCGGCAACGATACCTGGCGGAATATCTCCTGAGTCTGCACCAGAGGGGAATGTTGCTCCTTATGTCGTTTATCAGGGTGTGACTAGAAGCCGGGAACTGTATCTGGCTGGCACACCGGCAACCTATACAGAACGGGTTCAGTTTATGATCGTGGCTGAAACCCGATCCGCGGCTCAAACCGTTGTAGACTGGATCGTGGCGGCCATACAGGCCAGCCCGTCCCGTCTGGTGGTATCTGGAACGACCATCCATTC